TTCACGCCTTACTCTAAAATTATTAGATGGAGTTGGTTGCGCTCGTAACCCTAGCGTTCTTAAATAGTCAAATGCAGTAACTTCATAGATAGCATCACGTTGCATACCAGCAGGATCTCCCCATATTAGTACCTGTGCTTTAGGGTATTTAGCATTAATTTCAGCTAATAACTGTTGGCCAAATCTTTCTAATCCCATATCTTCAGTAACAATTTCATCAAACACAACCCATCTTCCGTTTGCTAATCTTTGCCCTATAGCTGCTGCAGGAGTTAAACCAAAGTCTAATCCTATTTGTAGTGGTTGTGTAGGATCATATTCTATTTCTAATGATGACATTAAATTATCATCATACTCAGACCAAACTGATTTTCCTTCTTGTACATAAGTATATTTACCTTCTGCATAACAGCGCACCCAATCTAAGTTTTTACCTCCAAGCATTTGCATATAGTAACCACTAGGTAGATTACCTACATTTTCAGCTTTGCTGTTAAGCGTCCACCATCTCCCTCCAGAAAAAACATGATCATTTGCTTCTGGGTTATCTGGTAAATTTTCTAATTCTACTTCTTTTACTCCACCCGGTTGTTTAAAAAAATCCCAACCATACTTTCCAGAAAGCTTTTCTTTCTCACTTAACCTAAACCACCAATGATCGTCATCCATTGGGTTGGTATCCATCCATACTCCATGCCATGTAGGACCGCCATCACGCTGAGTAGGATAACGACCCACACGATGAGTAAGCCCGTCAATAACTGCCTTAGGAAGTTCTCTAGCTTCATTTACCCATGCTCCTGTTAATTCTAGTGATAAAAGTTTTCTTACGTCTTTAGGTTGGTCCAATGCTAAAAAAATCACTTCACAATCTATTCCCGCAGCATCGCCACGAGATGGGAGACGAATGTGATGTGTTATAGGAGGCGTATATAACATCGGACCAAAAGTGTTTTCAGGAAATAATTCCTGCCAAGTTTTTATTGTGGTAGTCTTTAATTCTGGGTACGAGTTTCGTACAATAACAAATCGAGTGTAGCGAACGCCATCTTGAGGAGAAGGCTTTTGCCTAACGGCACGCATCATGATTTCAGCAGCACAAGCGTAGGATTTACCGGACCCTACTGGACCCATAAGACCACGAACAAATTTATTGCTTTTTAAAAAATTGTAAACAACAGGGCTAGTGCTAAAATCTAAATCAATTCCGGGACCTGTTAATTCTTTTTTACTACGAATTTTTTTATTGCTCATCGTCTATATCTTTAAACTTCATTGTCATCATACGTTTAAGTTCTAAGTTTTCTTGATACAGTGTATCTATAATTTCCATAACCCTAGAGTTATTAAGATGAGCCATTTTAAACTCTTCACGTAGCTGATCAATTGATTGCTTAATGTCCATGATCTTTTCTCCATTGCTTCCAAAGTTGTAAAGTGTGTATTGCTTTATCTATATCTTCATCACCATTACCTTTTAGGTCAACCCTTGTGACATATTTAATAATGGTATGTTGCATTGCATTTAAGTTATTAGCCATAGAAAATTGCATAGGCTGTATTTTCATTTTAGTATAATGATCTCCTCCCACTTGAGAATCAAATGATAAAGCTTTAAATTCTTTATAAGATACTTTTGGTTTATTCACTGTCAATTATCTCTGGTGCTTTAACATTAATACCGATAACACTTGGCTTATCAGATTCTTCTGGGTTATCTAGCATACCACTGGCTTTTGCTAATATTCTTAATATAGCTGGTTTATCCCAGAATTCTATGGCTATATCTCCATCTTGATTTATTTTAATAGATTTTATAGCTTGCATTGCATGTTCGGGAATATCTTTACTTGCTTTGACTTTTACTTTGCCAGTATGATCCCACTCCATTACGTCACTAATTTTAGTATTCGCTATAGATAAAAGACTGTAGGCAACTTGCTCCCTGTTTGCAGCAATAGTAGTACTACGCTCTAAACTTCTTTGTAGCGTTTTAACTCCCCCATACCCAGCAAGACTAGGTATAGGTTTGCTTTTGTTTTTAGATTCAGCCATTAAAAGGGTATATCGTCCTCAAGTTCGTTAATGGATTCAGCCACAGGTTGACTCGCCGGCTGCGTATCTTGTACTGGTGCGGGTGGTTTGGAACCGGTACTCTCTCCAACAGGATTACCCATCTTAAGTTTAAGCCATCGGTTTCCAGTAGCTTGCGAAGTGTTTTCATAGATATTAAAGTATCTGATAACCCCGTCTGCACATAACAGTTGTCCTTGAAAATCGGCATGCCAATCTTCTGTCTTATCCTGTTTAAATGCTTTTCCTTCAGCGCCTTCTTTTAGTTCTAGTTTATTTGGTTGAGCCATGCTCTTCTCCTATAAAGTCATATAAATGTATTACAGCCGCGCCCTTTGGTATCGCTTCGCCTCTAGCTATCTCAATATAATCTATCTGACTATCATCATTATACATATCCGCTTTCATAAGTGCATCTAATATAGCTTTCAAAGTATTGTCTAGATCAAACTTTCTTTTAGATCTAGGATGAATCATCACGCTAATAGCAACTCGATTTTCGCCAAATGACTTGGCCCCGCTTTGTTTTACAATAAGATCAACTTCCTTAGTAAATGCAACCCCTTCCTTGCTAATAAACCTACGATGGCCATTTGCGCGCCAATAACTATTAACACTTGGTGGGTAAGGCAGCTGTAACCTTACTGTTGGTCTCATAATCTATTTAACCGACTACGAATGTCTTTAGTTAAATGTGCTTTGATTGCCTCATTAATAAGAGAGGATTTTGTTTTTTCTTGTTCCTTTGCTGCCTGTACTAATAACTCTTTACTTTGCGGTGTTAACCTTACTAAAAATGGTGTTAAATCACTCACATTAATCTCCTTTATATTTAACATATGGTTTCTTTTTTCTCTTGTTTGGTACAGCCTTTTTCTTTTCTTTCATTAGTGCTTTCTCCTGTAAAATATGTTCCGCTAGAAGATGTACGCTCATACCCTTGTCTTGGTTCATAGGAAATCCCTTAGTAACTTTCCAATAACCATCCGACCTTGTCCATCTATACTCTAGCGGCTCACCCTTGTTAAACTCTTTGCATATTAATTTATAAAACTCTCTAAGCGTCAATATTACAACTTCGAGTCATCTTGCATGGTTTATGAGTATCACGATACCTAATGGTATTATTAGTCATGTCTATACTCTTGATCACTGTCCCTTCAGGTAATTTAATATAATCCTGTAATAAACATCTTGTTGCTTTCGTGTCTGGATGGTGTAGGGATACATAGAGTTGCGCCACTTTGCAATTAGAAAAATTCCCGACATACTTCCATTCGTCTATTTCCGTAACACTAATAATCATTACAAATAAATATTCCATGATTACTCCTTAAATAAATGGATTACCTATAAACCACCGGAACGTAGTTCCCCTATAAATTAAGTATATCTTAGGGATACCCTGTGTCAATAGTTGCATTACAATAAGTTTAGTAGTATAGTTCTATTACGGGACCATAACCCAGTCCACCGGCGGTAGAGCATGACCAATGGTATAAACGAGTTGAATCAGAGGTATCCTTACAGGTACAGTACTCTGGGTATGTAGGTAGACGCTACATATAAACATGATAAACGAGAATGCTCACACTCTATGTGTTCTTCCTGTTTTTTAACGGGTGAGATTCTAGTTGTCTGTAGAAACATGTACACAGTAACAGGTTGGCTCTTCTGGTTAACCTTTTTTATAAAAAAAAAGTAAAGCGGTCCTGCTGATCACCGGTTAGGGCTATCTGAAAAACCCAGCAAAAAATTGAGTCAGACCCCCAGGTACAAGGCCAAGGGGTCCCCCCCCAAGGGTGCCGGCTCAGAAATAAATATTATCCTCTAGGCCTAGCAGAATTTATAATATCTACTCTGTAAATCCATACATGTATTGATAGGGTCTCGCTTGTATATATAAACATGGGGGGTATGGCCTGAAAGTTTAAAAGCTTAACGGGCGTTTAGCTATTCAATTCTTTGCGCAAATCCTCGGGCTTCTCACCTTGCAACAATCTTTTTTCTAGGCTGAGCAATTGCTGCTCACTAGTCACACACTCAAATAAACTAGTTACTTCCCGGTTGTATGATTCCATTGATTGCTTCGAGTCTTTACTCTTCGTTTGTTTGCTTATGTCTTTGTTTTTATTGATGCGCTTTGCTTTAATCATGCTATTAATTTCAGCGTTATTATATGGCTCAATTGGGGCTTGAGCTATCCGGCTCGCATCCTCGCTGCTAATATCATCATCGTATATTATGCGCCGGGTTGCGCCTTTAATCATCGTATAATGTCCGCTTATCTTTTTTACAATCTTTAATCGTTGTAACCGGCTCATGTGATAACTAACAGTCTGAGAGGTTACTCCCAAATCATTAGCGATTCTATTCAACGATACATGCGAGAAGCCCGCCTTATTGCAATAACTTGATAGTACAATTAATACGCGCAAGCTTCCAAGGGTGAGCGGCTTTTCTAATATATGAAGCGGGACTACTGCGAATTTTCTTTGATCCGGGGCCGGTGTTTTTTCTTTAATCTTTCTTTGCTTTGGCAAGTTATATTCCATACTTAAATTATACCTATTATATAAATGTTTGCTTTATTCGATATCTTTCCGGTATAATCTTAATATAGGCGCATGGCTTGCCGCGCGTCTTATCTTAATAACTATATAAGGACTAAGAAAATGGACATATACGAAACTCAAGCGATACCACTTAACAAGCTCAAACAAACCGGCTATACCTTTTTTAAACGTAAGCCGGACGCTAAGGTTGTTTATGTTGTGAACCATTACGACCGCGGAAGCAAAAGTTATTCATGTTCAGATGCCGAGGACATGAACCGAGAAGTATTTATAAAAGCTAATAAGCCGGTATTCATTGGCTTTGAATATTAATCTTAATAACTATAAAAGGACTAAGAAAAATGCACCC